TTTGCATCGCACACATTCCTCGGGCCATATTACTTGTTTGGTTTTGTATAGCCAATCACTGTCTTCCATTTCCTGCAATGAGGCAAACTGTGGAGCATTGACCATGTGGCCACAGCGACTAACAGTACCGTTAGGATTAAATCTAACAAAATGATCTAAACGAGGACATTGCATATATTAATTGAACGCTGGATTACTTCTTGATATACTTCGGGATATTTTTGCCGAATGGTGGCAACAATTTCTGTAAACTCTACTGTTTGTCCTATAAAGTTTTCAGTTAATACTTTGTCTAACTGCATATAAAATGCAACTTTAGAAAAATGACTAATGTCGTAGTGGACCTTGTTCTTATTTTCATTCAAACGCAAATTAGTTATTGTAGATAAATCTGCAATTGGATTAATCTTGATCTTGGCAGTAGTAAAGCGTCGCAGATTAACTAGCCAATGAAATTGCGGGGAATAGTGTCGGTTGATAAACAAATGATGACCTGCCATAAAAAGCATGGTGCTTTTATCTAAGTGATCATTGTGCTCAATCCAGGTGCTTAATCCGGAAAAGAATCTTTCAATGGGGTCTCTAACAAATATTTCCACTGTATCCAATTTAGGTAATTCTATCAGATCAAGAATTCTAAATCCAGAATTGTTTAAACTACTATAACCGTTTTTATAAATTGGATAAACGTACCGCTGCGGAGCAACTTCTAATACTTCGCAGCGGTCCGGGAAAATAATGTTATCTAATTGCGATAACATTGATACAACCTTACTTGGCTCGATTACGAATCATTGCTAGAATGTCTTCAGCCTTTTGACTTGAAGGCTTGGCAGCAACAGGTGCAGTAGCAACTGGTGCGTCATCTTCATCTATATCAAATGGTGCAGCTTCGGTAGGTGCAGGTGCTGCTGTCACAGCCGCTGTTGGTTGCGCCACGGCGCTCGACGACGTAGTATCATCTCCACCTTTACTTTGGAAGCCACTAGGCTTATAGTACTGACCCCAACGATCCGGATCATATGCTTGACCATCAACTGATGCTTCAAACATTTCTTTGAGCACTTTGAGTTCAACATCGCCGGGCTTCTTGGGCAGGAAGTCTGCTAGATTAAACAAACCATGTGCGTCAATTGCTGCTTGTTCCTGTGCAGTAATTGCAGTTTCCTTACGGCTCCACTTGCTAGTGCTGTAGTCTGCATAACCACCTTTGCTAGTCTTTGTAACAGTAAAATCCAAACCAGCGGTGTAATCAGTTGGCATACTTTCTAACTCTGGATCCATTAGTGCGGACTTGATTAAATTAAAAATCTGCGGGCTTATCACAAACCGGCGTATTGGGTTCTCTGGTGTTTTGTCATCCGACAGTGGATTATCTTTTACAAAGCCTTGGAACAAGTAACTTTTCTTCTTCCAATACTTACGACCCATTTCTTCAAGACTTGGATCTTTAAACCATGTACGTACTTCTGCTAGGATTGGGCAAGCCTCTCCATACATCTCCACGCATGGTACCTGAACTACTACAGGTTTACTATCTGCTTGACCTTTAATGCCAGCAAATGGTAATCGAATCATTAAACGCTCGACCCAGAAGAAATCATTCTTTGCGTTTGCGTCTGGTAAGAATCGGATTTTTGCACTAGTACCTTCTGGAATGTTCCAGTGTGCATAGATGGCGTTGTCTCCGCCTTGTGATGAACCGCCTTGCGAACGGTTTTCTTGCGCTTGTAATTTTGCGCGAATTTCTGCTAATGAAGTTGCCATAATGTGTTCTCCTTAATAAGATGGTCTTAGAATGTGCCTAGATACATAACTGCACCGTGCAATTATATAACAGTAGTATTTATCTTGTCAAACGAAATTAATTATTTTTTAACCATGCCACTTAACCATTTTAGCATGGCTATATCTTCGCTGACAACGGGTGCATCCATTGTGGTTGCGCCAGTTGATTGTGGTTGTGCATCTGGTTGGGGAGGGGCAGGTTCGGTTGATTGGGCTTGACTCTGCATTATTTGGATAATTTGATTTGCCAGTGACGATTCACCATTTGATGCCAACCACCCAGCTAGTGTTCTACGGGCATCAGCATCAGGTCCTTGATTAGCAGAAAGCCTACGTAATGCTATACCTAGAGATTCATCATCAATTATACCGCTTAATGCGGCTATTGCATCCGTACCATCAAATCCAACTGCCAAAGGTGTTTGGACTATATCTAGTAATTCATTTTCATCGCGATCGTCGGTATCATTGTCCCAGGTTGCTTCGGTCATGTCATTTGCCCAGGATTCAAATTCTTTACTACCCGGAGTATCAATCTTTTGACGATGCTTGTATGCACGATATACGTAGGGCAATGCTTCGTTAAATCTGTCATCGTAGATCTTTTTAACAAAACGTTCACGCAATGATTCTTCATCAATCTCTTCGCTGGGTTCTTGTTGAATTCCCATCATGGTCATCAACTGCTCATGTCCTTTACGACCTTGGAATCTTTTTAAATGATCTTTAACTTCGTTGTAACGATGTACTGCTGCTTCTACCATGCCAGTAGTTTCTTGATCTTCAAATGTACGATTACGCATACTACGAACAAAGTGTTTCATGCTGGCCATTTCCTTGACCATTTCATTGATCAAGTTGCTGCCTTCGTCGCCAAAACGTCCACCATGCCGCAAATGATTAGCAGTGGCACGAGCACCATGTAGGTTAGTATGATCTAATAGGAAACGCTCACCAACAGGAGTTTCAACAAATACGTGTTCAATTTGTCTACCGCGGGAGCCATGACGTTCTGGATCAATTTGATCTTTATGCTTAATAATTAGTTTATGTGTACCAACATCACCAAAACTGACTCTACGGTTATTACCATGACCATATAACTTGCTTTCGGCTATGGCCAATTCATCTTTATCGTATGTGCTGTCTGATTGGCTTTGTTGTCTTAAATCTTTAAGATCCAAGTTACTGCGATTTATATCTCTGACATCAAACTGCAGCATATTTCTACGGGCAAACTTTCTTAGAGAGCGCAAGAAATCGTGCCATTCTCGTTCCTGCTCTTCATCTAGTGCTTCTGTAATGTTTGAACTAAAGTAGACCTTTAGCGTATCTTCATCGACTAGGCTAATTGTAACATTGCCAAAATTTTCCCCGTTTTCACTGACGTAATCAAAGTTGAAAAATCTGGCTTGCTCGGGGTCAGTAATTCGTTGAGCTTTTTCGTCACCGATGCTTACGTTATCAAAACGAGCACGTATTTTATTGAATAATGAGTCTGATATTTTGTCTAGTTCACGCATAATGTATTATTTATGGCAGAATTTGCCAAAGTAGGTATAACTGCTAAGACGTAGATGTCCAGTTGGTACTTTGTTTAACATTCCGTGATATTGCCCGGGATGATTGAGCATTAGGTACCCTGTATTAATTTTATACGGAAAAGCATAGCGTACTTGCTGCCCTGCCGCGTCATGATAGAATACAGTACCCAATTTATCTTGGGATTCTGTTAGGTAAAACTGCATGGCCATTTGTGGATGATAGTCACGTTCGGCCCCGTCCTCGTGTATAGTGCAATCAAATCCCTCATAGTCCAACCAAAAACTACTCCAGCAATGTTTGTGATCAAAAACTATATTGGTAGCATTGGCTATTTGATCAAGGGCGTTGTTGTAATGTTGATCAACTTCGATTAATAGATTCTGATTGTGTGTTATTAGCTTACGGCGTTTCCAGTCTAATTGCATGGGCTGTTCTTCCCAGGAACACGACCATAGATCTAATTGTTTAATATCATACAGTAACGAATCGGGTAATAGATCTTGCACTAGAAACAGATCCGGAACTTGATCAACTGCAGTTATTCTCATATCATTATAAAAGGCATAGGTGCAATATAATCATCAACACTGTCGCGCATTTTTTCATCTAGATCACTGTCATAACTTTGTAGTGCCTGTATCATACGCAAGGATAGTAACGTGGCAGATACTAG